GTGAACGTCGCCGTTACACTGCTGCTCAATCGCTTTGAGGTTTCCGTTCTTGTCCACAATCCAGCGTTCAATGGTGCGCTGTGAGCGGAAGCCCAGAGACTTCACACCGACAAACGAACCGAACTCTGGGTGGTTGAAGACTGGCTTATAAGTCTTCTCGAAGAGTGAGTAGCCGAAGTCCACAAAGGTTAGACCCTCACCCACGAAGCGGGTCCAGGGTTTCCCGAGGTCCTTAAACAAAATGTGTTCGAAGAGTTTCTTCTGGTTCTCCGCAGCGGTCGATTCGTTCAGGGTCTTGATGCTGAACTGAGCCGAGCGGATGGGCTGCTTCATGGCCTTGAGGACCATGGCCACGTTCGAGTCGGAGCGACGCATCTCATTGAACTTGTCCGCACCCTTGGTGCCACGGAGTTCGGAAAGTAGTTCCTCTTCGAGATAACCCCCATAGATTTCCGTACCAGAGGAGCCGGACTGCCAGGCCTTCGCCGGTGTCCCTGCTACGTCGCGCTGGATTTGTTCGGGTGCTGGACGGAACCAACTACCCCAGAGGTCTTTGGGCTTGAGCATGAGGTCTCCTTATTTCGCGCTGACGACAACCTTGGCAGTGCTGGCCACCGCACTTTGGGTGGAGACAATGAAACGAATGAAGCGCGCCGGATTGGCGAGGATGGCGGAGAGTCCGCCGGACGTTACGGTTGTGCTTGAGCTAACCCAAGTGGTGCCGTCGAGGCTTTGCTGCAATGTAACAACCGCGTTCGTTATTGTTCCCGTGAGGGTTACGACTTGGAACTGGACTTGTTTGGCCGCGCGCAAATCAATCGATGCCGTGGTGGTTGTCGCCACACCGGTATTTAGTGAAGCGGTCTCCTGGTGGATGAGCTCCGAGAAGTACCAGCGGGAGTTGAGTTCGTCCCAGTACATGGGGCGGTTAATGTTATTCACATTTGTGGGCTGGGTTGCTGCGAGTGTGCTGAGTGAGAGGATGAGGGTAAGGACGACAAGGACTAGCTTATTCATTATTTCCACCTTTGTTCAATGCTTCCTTGTGATGCTGACATAGATTGGGTAAACGCGCCAGTGGTTCCTCCATTCAAATCGGGGAGGGCCATACTGGTCATGTCCACTTGGTCGTCGTGGGATCCACCTGGGAAGGCCACCATTTCCTCCACATAGTTGAACACCCAGTCCGCTTCGTCGTCGGTTGGAACTAACACGTTCCCTGCGTCGAAGTATCCCGTAACGGCATCGGCGCGGACTTCCTTCTTCTCTTTGGCAGGTATCCCCACCACACCGGCGATTGGGTTCACCCCGTTTGTGAGAGCATCCACAATGGCGTAGCCGTTCGCAGCATACTCCACCTTGATAACGTCCACCTGGGGCCAGCGGTACTTCATGGAGCGGATAGCCGCAGCGGTTTCGAGGAAGCTCATGCGGCGGTGTACCACGTCCAGCAAATAGAAGTTGTTGTCCTTCTTGCCCCACACACCGATGGCCACGAAGTCGGAGTTGGCGGACTTCTTGTTCGTCGCGTCCACATACATTCCGATACGGTCGAAGCGAGGTGGCAGGTCTTGGCGGCGGAAGCGTTTGAACCATGCGCGCTTGAAGACGTTACCCTCCGAGGCTTTGGGGTTCTGCTGGTACACGGCTTCGAACTTCTGGAGTCCTTGGTTGCGTTTGTGTTCCTGGAGAGTGCGAAGGCTGTGAACCTCTGGCCACAATGGGTCGCCTGGTTGGCGCGGGTCCCGTGGATGCTTCTTCTCCATGAGCTCCTTGGTCATAAGGGCAGCGAGGTCTAGGCGGACCCATGGCTCAAACTCCTCGCCGTTTGCCCGGGCGGTCTTCTCCTGTTCTTCGATGCGGCCAACAATGTCGTCCTTATGCCAGCGCGTTGTAACGATGAGGGCGCGGGTCCGGTCTCCAGTACCGCGAGTCATAAAGACGGTGGAGAACCAAGTCCAGACGTTCTCGCGTATCTGAGCGGAGTTGGCTTCCGCGAAGTTCTTGTAGGGGTCGTCCAGGATGAGCATGGTGCCGCGCTTCCCTGTGAGGGGTCCACCCACACCGGCGCAGTTATATGAGTCGCTATGTCCCACCAGGTCGAAACCATCGGAGGTGCGGCGGGCGGTGTCGGCAGTGCGGATCCCGCGCTCACTTAGCTGGGTCTCAGGGAAGAGGTCCCGATAGGTTTGGGTGGTCATGTTCGCCTGGGTCGCACGGTTCATGGAACTCGCGAGGTCGGCACCGTAGGACCCGAAGGCTATTTGTTCGCTAGGGTCCAGGCCCAACACATAGGCAGGGAACAACCTGGAGCAAGCGTCCGACTTGGCGTGGCCTGGTGGCATAGTAACGATGAGGCGTTTAATTTCCCCACGCTGGAGCTTGGTGAGGTACTCGTCCAATAGGTCGTGGAACCAGGGCGGAGTCTGGTTGGGTCTCATGTAGCGGCGGAAGTTTCCGAAGCCACGACGAGCGCGGGCGCGTCGTATCCCTAGCTCAGTTGGTTGCATCCAACTCCTCAACCGATTCTGGTTGGCCAAGTTTAACTAGCTTCTCAAGTTGTGCCAGCTCCTCATCGGTGTATTTGGAGTAGTCGATTTCGTGAGGCATCGGCAGTTCAAACTTCTGGTCCACCTTGTCGCGCATCCCTAAGATTTGTTTACTCAACCAAATCATCATCACGACATTGCCACCCTCGACCTTTTTCCACATATGCCGACGGAGCGAGGATTTGCCCACGTTCTGGCCTTCTTTTATGATACCCGCAAAACGTCGCTTTAATGTGTCCTCAGAACAATCCAACACGGCTGCCATCTCGGGCATAGTGCATTGAATCATGGCGAGGTTGCGAACAATCTCTGGGTCGATTGGCTTCAAAGGGCGACCGCCAAGGTTCACCTCGGGCTTCTGTTCCGGTGGATTGGGTTCCACCAACTTCAACTCTCCCGCCTTCTTGCGGTTCTTCTTGGGTGGCTTATTTTCGTCCACGCTTTGCCTCCTGTTCTACTGCCCGCTTGAGCAGGTCCTTGGTTTCGGTTGAGAACTTGGAGCGGTTGCGGGCCGACTCCACTTGTTTGTAACGCTCATGCTCGGCTTGGCGACCCAGGCAATTCCGGCACTGGTCCATGGAATAGAACACCAGGCTCCCACGGATCCCGTTCCCAATGAGTGGGGTGCAGCCGTGAATAAACTTCTTGCCGTTGAATATCGCGAACGCACCATGGCGTTGGCTCAGGGTTAGGTTGAGTTCAGGAAACACCAACTCCCCACCCTCCATTCCCTTCTTCACGACAAGGACATTGGAATATGCGTCGAAGTTTCCGGCATCACGATGGTAGCGAATGGCGTGGTTGAAGTTCACGTTCATGGTGAGGAAGGGGGTCTTCACGATGTTCCAGCTACGGTCCACCGCTTCCAGGGTATTCACCAAGGACTGGGTGGCTTCGGTGGGGAAGTGTTCCTTGTAGAGGTTGAAGACCATTTTGTTCAACTCCAGCATCCGGTGGAAGTTCCCGCGCTCAGTGTGGGAGTGCTGGCTAAAACGGCAGTAGTTGTGGCGGATAGGGTTACGGGGCAGCAGCCCAAAGATTGAGCTCCGTGTTCGGGCACCCATGGTCCGGTTGTTATCTATGGCCTTGGTCTCCCTACAAACCTGCTCGGCCAACTGGAGCATCGGACCCTTGAGGATGAGGTAGAGAATTTTGTCCCCCTCGTTTGTCTCAATGAGTGCATCCTCATCTATGAGGGTTCCAATCGGGCGCTCGGGGTTGCTGTTCTTATACAGCTCCAGGCTTTGGGGGTCGTAGGTTGCGCGGAGCTTAATCATCCTTGGAACCCCGCCTCAATGCCGGTGGCTAGGAAGTGGGCGAAGGCGCGCTTGAGAATCTCGGCTTCGTCGGTCTCGTCGGTGCGGTCCTTGATTTCGTCCAGGAGTTTGTTCACCATCTCGAAGCCCACCTCATCCAGCACAAAGAAGAAGCGGCGAGTCTTCCCGTCCAGGTACTCTCCGAGGTAGTCGCCTTGGTTCAGCGGTGCCTTGGTGTTCGAAACCTTGTCCTTGAAAATGGACTCATCAAACGTAACCCCCAGCAGGTCTAGCTTCACTTGCTCGGACTCTGGGAGGTCCTTGTTAATTTCCATCCAGTTCACCTTGAGGGCGTGGAGGTCGAGTTCGGATTGTCGCGCCACTTCATTGTCCGCGTTGAGGTGTGCGAACTCCTGAGCCTCGGTGTCAAATTCTTGAAAGATACAAGGCACCTTATCCATGCCCGCAAGCTTGGCGGCTTCAAGGCGGCAGTGCCCCGCGACAATAAAGCCCGAGCGGTTTGAGATGGTGAGGGGTTCACGGAAACCCTGGAAGACCAGAAGCTTCGCGAGGTGTTCGATTTGTTCAATCGAGTGGCGGTTGGTGTTCCGTGGATGGGGGACGAGTTGTTCGATGGGGACCAGTTTGAAGTTGGCCGCCGTGGCTTTAATTTCGATGCTGCTTTTTTTCTTGGCCATGAAGCCCTCCGCTAAAGGTTGTTCCTTCAGAGTAGGGGGCTAATGGTTTTGCGTCAACGGCCTGGATGCCCGTGGGGCATAAACCACTTCTTCCGAAGTTCCTCAAACTCCCACTGCCGGTCCAGTAGTTCTTGTTTCATTTGGGGATACTTGAGAACAAACTCAGTGAGCGCGGTCGCGTGAATCTCCTGGTGGTGGGGACGGCAAAGGAAAATGGTGTTAGTCGGGTGGTCGGATCCACCGGCTTTGCGCCGCTTAATGTGATGGCGGTCGATTGGTATGGAATGGGCGGTGGCCCCGCAAAGGGCGCACCGTTTCAAGGGTTCCTCTTATAAGAAACTTCCACCCTGTAGTTCTCTTCGAACCATTTGTCCAAGCGTTCACGGCGGTATGCTCGGAGTGCCAACCAGCTAGAGATTGGTTCCATCCAGGTCTTGGGCTTCCACCACACGAAGGGGTAGTTGGTTCGGAGATAATTCCCCAGGTCTTCCATGTGCCTCTCTTTGGCTAGGTGAGCTAAGAAGTCTTTCATTGAACCACCTCGAATTTTAAGAACTCTGTCCCATTCAAGTTCCACTCATGGCGGACCAACTTGAGCTGGGTGTTTTGTTTGAGCCACTCCTGGAAGGTGTCGGTCGATAGACGGGCGGGGTAGGTCTTAACCTCCTGGTCCTTCAACATCTTGGAGATGGCGGTTATCGTGGCCTGGTCTGGGGTTCCCTTGAGGTGGAGAACGTCCGTCTTATGCAGGGCAACCTCTACAAATCTCCTCATAGGTCCGCCTTCCCAAGTTCTTCGCACTGGTAACAAAGCCAGTTCGAAATCATTGCCATGGCGTGTTTCTTCTTCTCGCATGAAAGGCAGTAACGGTCCGCCGAGCATGGCTCTGGTGGTGTGTGGGCAAGGACCACGGTTCCTTTTTCGGCAAAGGCCGGCGCGGCAAGGACCGCGAGACCTGCGGCTAAAACTATTTGCTTCCTAATAACTCCCCCTTTGTTCGCTGCGCGTTGGCAGTCTTGGCGTTTCGAATGTCTTGGTTGTCCTGCTTGGTCTTCTTCGCGTGGCATAGGCGGCAGAGGACTTGGTGGTTCTCAAGCCCAACCCCATCCCCACCGAGGGCCACCGGAATAATGTGGTCCACCTGGGGTTCCTGGTCGTAGGGAATGAGGTGGCGGATCCCGAGGGCCAGCCAGAACGAGAGGCCACGGTTCTCCAACTTGGCCCGCAGCTCCTCCAGTTCGTACTCATCCCGCATAAGGTCGCCCTTATATCGCTCAGGGTCCTGGTCCATCTTTGCTTTGGTCCTGGCTATGGCTTCCTCGCACCGCTTTATTTTCTTCTGGAAGCGTTCGATGAGGATGGGTTCCCAGTCCAGGTCGCACCCAGCACACTGCCCACCTTGGCGGGCCAGAAGGAATGGGTAGCCGGCCTTCGTGGGGTAGAAAAAGGCATCGCTGGATTGAGAGCAGAGCTGGGAGCAATACTTCTGAGAGTGGGTGGCCAGGGGTTTCTTGGCACACCAGGCACAGAGCCGCATACCGTAACGCTCCACCGGCAGGAGTCCGGTCTTGGATCCGCCGCGTTTTCCACGGAAGCGGACCTTGAGGGCATCCACCTGAGGGTTGGTGTGGGGTAGGTACTCAAGCACGACGGCCTTCCTTGTAGCGTTGAATGTCCTTTAGCAGGTTCTTATGGGCGTGAGGACATGAAGGCGAGGAGCTGCAAGTGAACTGCTTCCCGTCGGGCAAAACAATTTTCCAGTGGTTGGTTCCAGTGCGGGAGATGGTGCAGCCTTCACGCTGCAACTCTCGAAGCACTTCCTTTATTTCCTTCTTGCTCATTAGTGAGCTCCTGCTTCGTCCAGCACCTTGAGAAGTTTCAAGCGGACGGTTCCAGGTAGAGGCCAATCTAAAACCAGTAGGCGCAGCCCATCCAGGTCTGGAGCCGGTGCCCGCTCCTCGTAGTGGACTTCTACCGAAGGCTGGGGTGTGGGTGCTAACGCTACGCGCAGTGGCTTGCTCGGCTTGTCCCCATGCTGTTTAAGGAAGCGATTGAGCGCGAAGGCATCCCACTTGCCGTCGTCGTTCTCATAGCCGGCCTGGTTCAGCTTGTCGGCCATTTGGTGAAGGGTGAGGCTTCGGTAGTTGTTATCCTGGAGCTGGTGTTGAATCTCATTCACTTCTTCTGGTTGCATTAGGTCCTCCTTGGACTCTGGTTGGTAGTTTTAGGCAAAGCACGGCCAAACCCTTTGGGGGTGAACTCAGAGATTGAGTCTCTAGGTTTCAAACGAAGGGCTGGGTTGCAGGGATTTATAAGTTCACCCACCTGCTGAGAGAGAACTGGAAACAGAACTCTCCAACCACTTTCGTCCACTTTCCTAGGGCTATGAGAATAAACGCTATTGGTGCAAACTCCGACAACCGAGGCCATATTCCAGTTCGTTGTTGCCGCTTGGGGGTGCCCATCCTGGGCTGGTGTCTGCTCTGTCCTTTCGCGCTCTCTCACCAGTAGCTCCTGCCGCTGGGTTTCTTTTTGAGGTTTCTGCTCAGGGTTTGTTGGTGTTCCGGTTACTGCTGTTAAAGCCGGACGGTGGAAGAAATTCTTGACTCTCTCGATTGAGTTTGTCAGTGTTGAGGCACCACTCGCTAAGTGTGCTTCTTTGTCTCTTCTGCCGGGCCGTTCGTTTGGGACTTCAAAAATAACCAAACTGCGGCCCTCCCTATTTGGAAGACTCACAGCCTCAACTATCAAGACCCACAAAAACAACACGCTGACCGCCAAAATACTTTTCATTGTTTCAAGTGTTTTTGTTGTGTGCAGAGTGTGAACAACTCGCCAACTATTGCAATTCGTAAACCTAGCAGCGTGGCAATTTGTGGAACGATGGCGTTCCCGAGTGCATGAAGACGCAGCTTGCGGGTCCGTTCTTTTTTCCTAACTTCTTCTCTCAATGCCTTCTGGGCCGGTGTTGGTACTGTCTGGCCTGGGGCACCTAACAATCCGTCCAGTTCGGTGGGAAACCCATCATCCACTCCACAAACTGGGGGTTCAGTTTGGATCCAATAGTTGAGACTAAGGGTTCCTTCTGCCCACCTCCTGGATGCTTCTTCCTCGGAGGCAATGGGTTCCCAGAGTCGAAGGTGGTTGGTGTCGGGAGCCGTAGGTGTCCCTTCTTGACCAACCCAAGAAGGCTCATTATTATCCCCCCGCCTGGTTGGTTGTGGTGGGTCCTGCCGTTCGCGTCCTGGCAGGTCGGTGTTGGAAGGTGTCCAGGCATAACAGTGGACGCAATTGCGGTCTCGTTTGTGCCCGCGAGCTCCGTGTTTCGGGTTTGTTCTACCAGGCTGCTCAACTTCGGGTAGGCCCGCGTGAGGTCCGCTGGAGAGCTGGTCTTGGAGTCCGCTGCCAGTGGTGTGGGTAGGTGGTGTCCCTGCGGCACCATCGGAATGAGACCCCACCGGACCATGGTCTCCAGTCCTGGCTTCCCCCTCTGGAGGAAGGTCGTGCCGTCCTTCCTCTGTCCGTTGTTTGAGGTTCCGAACCGCGACGCTGTTATGGTGGGCAACAATCCAGAGCCTTTCACGAAGGTGAGGGGCACCAAGGGCGGCAGCAGGGATAACGTGCGCTTCCCCCACATAACCGAGCGCGCGCAAATCTTGAAGGACTCGGGTAAGTCCGCGAGAACGAAGGTTTGCCACGTTTTCGATAACGACCCACTCCGGCTGGATTTTTTCGATAATTGTTTTGTAGTAGAACCAAAGCCCTGAGCGGGTTGTGGCTTCTTTGTCGGCTGCTTCTTCATTGAGACCCTCCTCTATTAGTTTTTTCTTGAGCTCCTCGTCCACCATCCCGCGCTGCTTGCCAGCTACCGAAATGTCCTGGCATGGGAAGCCACCGCAAATTGCGTCCACCTTTCCCTTGAACTCCTCCGCACGTTCCGCGAGAGCGATAACGTCCCCGAGGTTTGGAACTTCGGGCCAGTGCTTCTTGAGGACCTTGCAGCAGAACGGTTCGATTTCCGAGAACCCGATGGTCTGGAAGAAACCAGTTCTCTCCAACCCCAAAGAGAAGCCACCAATCCCACTGAATAGGTCCAGGAGTTTGAGCTTCGGGCGTTGGTTGTATTGCTGGGCTTCACTCACAAGGAACATGGCCTGTTCGATGAGCTCCCTCTCTGGGAGACTGAGAACTTCCCCGACCCAGTTCGTACTGGAGAGGGCACGTCTTAGCGTGTTGAGATGGGTCTGGGGTGCGTTGAGCGGATGCACTTCCATAGTTAGACTTCCTTTGTTTGGCCTTTGATCGTGACAGGCCTGGGATGAGTTGGCAAGGCCTAAAATTTTTCAAAGGCCTACTTTTTTTTCTTGGCTTAATAACCAGAAGTGGATAACAAAGGGCTGCTCAATAAACCAAAAAGGAGAACTTAATGTCTGAAACATCGGAACAAATTGTCCCATTAACAGAAGCCACTCGCTTGTCCCTCTACGGTCTCACCCGAGGGATGGACGAACTCATGACGAAGGTTGCGGAAGCTGGTGGTGAACTCACCCCAGAGCTGGAAGCCATGCTTGCCGAACTGGAGACCATGCTCGTTAGCAAGGTGGACTCATGTGTTGGGTGGAGACAAAGCCAACTCGACCTGGTTCAAGCTATCGCTAACCGTATTAAGGACTTCGAGGAACTCCAGGAACGGATTGAGAACCGCGTGAAGAAGTTCGACGA